ATCCAATGGCAGGGCTATGCCGTAGAACTGCTGGAAGTCTGCTATCGCTTCGCCGCGCCTGTTCTCGAGGTCGCTGGCGAAGCCTATTAGTTTTTTGCCTTTGCAGCCTCGAATGCCGCGTCGCACAGGCGGCGCATGTCGTAGGAGGTGCCTCCGAGCGCTTCGATGTACTCCTCGTCGCGGCCCATGAAGATGCGCTCCATGGCGTCCATCATCCCCGCCGGGTCGGTTTCGCTTCGGGCGAACTGCTTCACAGTCTTGTAGGACTTCAACTCGTCGAGGTCTGCGGCGAACTCGCCGTCAACGCCGTCGACGGAAAACTTGATCTCGGTCATCTGCATTCCTCCTAGGCGCTGGCGGTTTCGGTCGACTCGATGTAGTCGTAGCAGGTGTTTCCGTCGCTATCGACCAGGTACTTGAGCGTGATCTGACGCCCGGCGATCTCGCTCACCGCGAGCTTGAGGTCGTCAAGCTCGGATAACTTGGCGGAGGGCACGACCTTGCGCCAGCGGCGACCGTTCTTGAGCACGAGTTCGAGCACGATCGCCCACGCCTCGTCCTTGTTGCCGTTGTGCTCGACGGTGATAACGCCATCGAGGTCGGTCACGTTTTCGGCGCCATACATGACCTTGAGTGTTTGCGCCTTGATCTCCGCGAGCGTGAGCTTCGCAGACTCCACGCGCGAGGTCGTGGCGGAGTCCATGAGGTCGCCGTTCATATCCTTCAGCTCGTTGGCGTCGGTCTCCTCGGACTCGGTGTAGCCGTCCTCGGAGATGAAGCCGAGATTGAGGAAGGCTTCAGCGAGATTGGTCTTGATGTCTGTGGGGAGGGTGGTGCCGGCCGGAGCCACGAAGATGTATCCGCCCTTCACGCCCTTGGTGGACGAGACGTTCTTGGTCTCGTTTTTCTTGAAAAGTGCCATGTCGGCTCCTATTCGCAAATGGTTACGTTTACGTTGGTCTGGTATCGGCGCTGGCGGCTGTCTGGGTCGTCCCAGCGGTACGTGTCTCCGCACGTGGCCTCGAACACGCACTCCTCGTCCATGAGACTCGGCACTGCGTGCTCCACGGCTTCGGCGATCTCTGCGGCGCGTCTGCGGGTCTTCGCCCATGACTGCGCCACGAGCTGCACACGGTTGATGCAGCCGCTGCGGCTAGATCCGGTCCGCGACACCGATATGAACTCGCTGGGCCTGTCAGCTGGTACGTCGAGCACGGCCTCGATGCCGGTCTCGTCCATGAGCCGCTGCGCCACCATGCGCTCCACGTCCATCACTCACCGCCTCCGAACATGGATCTGAGGCGGTTGTGCTTGCGCTCGCTCGCATGGGCGTGCGGAGTCGCCGTGGTAACCACGAAGCCGTTTGCGAGCTTGCCCTTGAACTTGCGGACTATGTAGCCGGCACCCTCGCCGGGGTGCCGGGAGAAGGACGAGTTGCACGATGCCGCTGCGGCGTCTGCCTTCTTCTTAAGAAGCGTTTGCACCGCGCCTGAGTTCATAACCTCGGCATAGCCGCCGCGCTTCCAGCCCTTCCACTCGAACTTCACCTTGCACTTAGCCATCGGTGCGCCCCACTTCCACGGTGAGGTTCCAATCGCCTGGGGTGTTTTCCGGGTCGTAGCGCTGCGGGTCGCCTATGACGCGGTACTCGGTGCCTCGAACGTTCACGCGGCACCCCTTGAGCGATGCGGTGAAGCTCTTGGGGAAACACAGCGTGTAGGCGACCTCAGTGCCATCGGGGCGCGATGCGTCGAGTTCCGACGTGGCCCCCGGGCACACGACCACGCCCTCTATGGCGGTGTTCACGCTGCCGCGCTCGATAGGCTCGCCGAGCGAATCGAAGTCGACCACTGGTGTTGTGACCGTCACCGATTCGGTGCTTATGAGTCCCATTCGGCATCACTCCCAACCGGTTGGAGCGCCCCGATGCGCTGGTCGAGCAGCCCGAGGCGCTTCAGCTCCGTCTTTCCCAGGTACATTTCGCCGAGGGCAGACCCGTACGACACGCTGGCCGTGTAGCCGCCTGCGCCCTGGCTGTACTGCATGGCACCCGCCAGAGCTGCTGGCGCAGACAAGACCCTGTTGACCACGAGGCAGCACACCGCTGCGGCAGATCGGTCGAAGGCGGCTACCTTGCCGCGCTCGTAGTCGCCCACGTTTGATTCGTAAGCGCTCATGAGCAGGTCTGACGCGTCTGAGAGCAGGGTCGCGGCGCGTGCCTCGTCAGTCGGGTCGCCGTACCTAGCCCTATAGTCTTCGATGGTCGCTAGCGGCTCCATGCGCCTACTCCTCGCTGGCAGGCTCTTCGGCCTTGCCGGAGTCAACCGGCTTCGCGGCATTCTCGCCGGCCTTCTGTTCGGATGCCTCGGAGGTCGCGGCCATCACGCCAGCGTCGACGAGGCACTTGACCACCTTGGCGATGGTCGGGTTCGCACCAGGGTTTGCGGCCTGTTTGGAGATGCCGACAGGCTCGCCGTCGGCGGTCACGAAGCAGACGTGCTGCGGGAGGATCGGGGATGCCTTGGATGCGTCCTCGACGATGAACTTCTGCACAAGGTTCGCCATGGTTACCGCCCCCTAGGCCGTCTTCAGGATGGCGAAGGCCTTGGGGTCGAGAACCGCGTAGGCAAGGACTGCCTCGGTGCGGTACGCGACCTGGTTGTATCCCTTCAGGTCCTGACCGGTGTTGTCGGGGTCGCCGTACTCGATGATCTCGGAGGTCATGTCGCGCACCATGCCCCACTTGATGGTGGAGAAGTCGCCCATGATGCCCGCCACCTTCGGGTCGGTCTTGCAGCGGCGACCGTTGACGGTGCCGGAGGTCGCGGCGGGGATGCCGTCGATGTTGCCGACGTTGAGGGACAGCGGGATCTCCGGGTAGAGGCGCTGGCCGGTGGCGGGAATGCGCAGTTTGCGGAGGTCTGCGGCGAACTTGCGGGAGAGCGCGAAACCGTTGATGTCGTAGTCGATAAGCGCGTCGGCCAGCGCGTCGATGTCGTCGACTGCGGATGCCGAGGCGGTTACGGCGTTGGCCCCTGCGGTGAGCGCGGTGTAGCCATCGAGCGCGGTGCCCGTCTTGGGGGACACGGCGTGGTAGACCACGTAGTCGAGCGCTCGGCCGATCGCGGCGGTCTGGTCGGCGATGATGTTGGTCACGATCTCAAGCTGGTTGTCCTCGTCGGCCCAGCGCAGCTCGTCGGAGACGCGTGTGGTCGTGACTACCTTCACGCGCTTTGCGACGATCGGCGTGGTGGAGACCTCGGAACCGCTCTTCTTCGCGCCCTCCGCAACTACCTCGGCCTCGGTTGTCGGGTTGAACACGATGTAGGTGGTGTCGGAGAACGTCTGCGGGGTGCTGGGGGACAGCGCCGCGATGGTGGAGGTGTCCTTTGCCTTGTTGATGATGGAGGTCACTACCTTGTGCGGGAGCTTGACCTTGCTGGTGTCGTTAGCCATTTCGGCTCCTTACTTGTCTCTAGTTGTTACCGAGGAGCTGGCGCGTGAAGTCGCGCAGCTCAGATTTGTCGCCGTCGCCCGGCTTCGGGAAGCTTCCTGGCTTCTCGACCTTGGGCGCGGGCGGCTTTTTGAACGCGGCGAGCATGTCGTCTGCCCACTTGGACATGCTTTCCTCGTCGTCGCCGACGATCAGGCTCGCCGGCACGCCCTTCTCCTGCGCGACCTTGGCCGCGATCTTCGACCGCTTCTCTTCCTTCTCCTTGTCGTCGAGCCTCTTCTTGAGGTCGGCGATCTGGTCTTCGGCGGTCTTGTTCGCGTTGTTGGCCTCCTCAAGCGCCGCTGCTGCGGTTCTGTTGGCCTTCGCCTTCTTCTCCCACTCGCGCGAGTGCTTCTTCTCGGCCTCGTACAGCGCCTTGTAGTCGACGGGCGGCTCCTGGTTGGCGCCATCTCCGCCTTCTGCTCCCGGCACTTGCGTGGGTTCGTTTGCTTCTGCCATGTCGCGTCCTTTCCCGTGCCGTGCGGCACGCCTGAGCTGCCGTGCGGCTGCTCAACGGTCATCAGTTGGGCCGTGCGGCCCGTCCGCGACAGTTTCTTATGAGCGTGAGATTCGGCATGGAAAAGGCCACCCGTAGGTGGCCCTTGCTGTTTTTTGCGGTTATAATCTGGTTAGCCAGCGGGTTGTTTGACTCACCTATAGAGACATGCAGCCGCTGGCTATTTCTTTATTCGCAGGAGTTTCCCATCGTGCCCGAGCATCCTGACCTCGCTGATGTGATAGCGGGCCATGTACTTGCTGATCCACTTTATCGCCTGCTCGTCCGTCACCTTTTCGTTCTCGCTCACGTCGACGACGGTGAGCTTCACGCCATTCTTGCCGGGTATTGACTTGATGTGAGACTTGAACGTGTTCTCAGACCCAGCTCCGTAGATCGTCTTGATTTCGATACCCGTTGATAAATCCGCTCGGCTAATCGTTGTCTTCCCATCGGAGTTCGGTGCTGTCAGATGCGATTCGTCTTCCCAGAACTCCGCCTTATAGCCAAGCGCGTTCAACTTCTCGGCGGTAATTCTTTCGCCGGGGTCTTTCTTCCAGCGCTTTAGCTTCTCGCCTTTCACGGCGGAGTCCGTAAACTCGATGCCGGAATGTTCTCCCGATGCGTACCACTTCGGATCGCGCAGTTCGATCTCCTCGACCATGCGCTTGTTCACGTACTTGTCGAAAGCCTTGCCGGCCTTGTTTCCGTGGGCCTTGATGTACGCCTCTCGCTCCGCGTCGGGCATGGCGTCCCATTCCGCCCACAGCCCGTTGCGACCGCCCAATGTGTCAAGGCACTCGTTGAACCTGTCGTACATGCCGTCGGGGTCGTAGCCCTTGACCTTTGATCCCTTGCCGAAGCTCGGCACGACGCGGCAGTCGCACTTTGGGTGCGAGTGGCTTGCGGCCTCCTTTGTCTTGTAGTTGAAGCCGAACGAGGAGAGCATGAGGCAGAAACCGCACGTCTCGCCAGACGACACGCGTGCGTACCTCGGTTTCGCCGGGTCTTTGGAGACGTTGTGCGCCACGCACATGTTCGCGGCCTTGCGGATCTCTGCGTCGAGGCGGCGAACGCACGCGGCAACGAACATGTCGGTGGCTCCCTGCTTCACCACGCTTGCCATGAACGCCTTCACCGAGCCGTACGTCGCCTGGGGGTCGCGCAGCGACTCGGCGACGGCGGCGTACTTCCCGGGCGCTTCCTGCGCCTTGCGCACGGCGTCGTAGAACTCGGCGGCGCGGCCAGCCGCAACGGTGTCGGCGTAGTAGTCGCAAGCCGTCTCAATCACCTCGTAGGCCGCCTCTCGCAGCGCCGCTATGTCGCCGTTCCCGCTCGCCTCCCAGTCGGCCACCAAGCGGGTGAGCGCGTCGCCGGCTTGGCGCTGCGCCATTCCAGATAGCGCGTTGATCTCGTCCGTAAGCTCGTTAAGCAGGCTGCGAGGTATCTCCGCCATCCTCGCCCTCCTTCGGCTCGAACAGCGAGGCCACGGCAGCGCTCGCCTGTGCCTTCTTGTTGTCGCTGTTGATGCGCTGGATCTGCTCGTCTGTGTAGTCGAGCATTTCGAGCATCACGTCGGAGTTGGCGAGCTTCGGCAGACCCTGCACCTGCTTCAACGCGGCGTCGGACAGGCTCACGATTGACGGGTAGGCCGGGGACATGAAGCGCGGGTTGAGGTTGTAGCCGGCATCGCGCTCGGTCTCGTAATCCGTGCCGTTCGCCACAGCGAGCGCCATGTAGGCCACGTTGCGCAAAGCGTTGCCATTCTCGCGGTTGAGGTTCTTCGCATCGATCACGAGCGGTTCGAGCGATGCAGCGATGGCATCCGAAGAGGATGGGTTGTCGTTGCTCACGCCGAAGAAAGACACCGGAACATTGGTGACCGCCGACATTTGGCATGCTAGCTGGCGCAGGTACTCGGTGAGCGGCGCCATCTGCAACTGGGCCGACTGCCACACGGTCGGCGAGTCTCCGTCAGGGTCTTTGGTGATCTCGTTGACCGCCCCCATCGACGCGTCGTACTTGTTCTGCCCGTTGATCATCTTCTTGTATGTGCCGAGCAGCCAGGTCTGCGGCAGCGTCGCGGCCTCAGACGCCACCTCCATGCGGGCGCGTTGGCGTATGGCGTCGTCTGTGATGCTCATGACCGAACGGCTGATGCGCGAGGAGCCGAACGGTCGCTCAAGCGTGGCATCGTAGGGCATAGGCTCCATGAGACAGCGACCCATGCCATGCTCCATGTAGTCGGCCACCCAGTGGCCGCTGCCGCGCGTAAGCACCACCAGCGCGTCTTCTGTGAGCAGGTGCACGACGGTCGGCACGCGCTCGGTGTCACCTGGCATCTTCTTCGACTCGGCCACAACGAGACCGGCCTTGATGCGCTTCTGCGCGTCATCCCAGATTGCCGCCGCTGCGGTTGCCGGGTACGCGGAGATGATTGGCTTGCCGCCGCCGTCCGTGACAGTCCAGAAGCCGCAGCAGTGCTTCAGCTCACCGATAAGGTTCTTGCGGTAGAGAGCTTCGAGCTGGTTGTCGGCACATATGTCGCGCAGCCGCATGGTAACGGCATCGTCGTCGGCAGTGAAGCCGTTGAACACCGAGCGATCTGCCAGGGCGTGCACCGCCTTCTTGGGCCAGTCAACGCGCGGGTTGATCTTCTTGGCGAGGGCTTTCGGCATGGCGATGCCTAGGTCTTTGACGCCGACGTGTCCGAGGTAGTAGTCCTCCCGCAACATGTTGCGGGATCGGTGGGTGCGCCACGTGTCCATAAGCTCGCGCACGAGCGCCTTGTCCTCGTGTCGCAGGCCTTCCGCCGCCGCGACCTGTCCGGCCAGTTCCATGTTCACTGCTGCCATCAGAAGCTTGCCTCCTGTTTACGTCTCGGGTCTCTCTTGGTTGTCCTCGCCGCCCATAGGGCCAGCGATGCGCTCTCGATCGGCGCTGACGAAGAGTCGGGGCCGTCGCCGAAGCCCCAGCCGTCGCGCCCGATGTCGCGCTTGATCGACTTCGTTGCGGAATCGTCCAACGCGGGCGATTCGATGTGGCTCGTCGTCCCGGCGTTGACCTCGTCGGCCAGCATCGTCGCGGCGGCCTGCACGATCGCGGTGCTGCCCATGACGATCGCCGACTTCGGCATCCTGCCGTCCAGAAGTCGCTGCTTCAGCGCGTCCGCTCCGCTCTTTCCGTCGATGCAGACGCACGCGATCTCCTCGCGGTTGCGCAGCAGCATGTCGGATATGCCGACAGTGCCGCCCTCAGCGCCCATGAGGTCGTAAAGCTCGACGTAGGAGCCGGCACCGCGCTCTGCCTTCGCCCAGGACACGGCAACGCGCGACCCGTCGGGCGAGAACTTCACGCCGAACGCGAGCTTGCCTTCCTGCATCGGCCCCGCCGCCTCGCACGCCTTCCACTTGGCGCTCGAAAGCGCGTATGAGTCGGCTCCTCCGATTGGGCTCCACCAGCCAAGGCGCTCACGCGCGAAGACGTCGGGCTGCATCTGCTCGGACTCGCCGCGTACGGCCTCTATGTCGAGGATTGTGCCGAGAGATGGGTTGTACTCGAACCATCGCGACTCGTCGTGCACGTCGCCGATCTCTGTAGCGCCCCACTCGATCCATCCCATCTCAGACCTGCCGTTGTGAACGTCCTCGTGGAGGTCGCGGAACACCGTGCCAACGTTGTCGGGGTCTGGCGGCGTGCCCAGGTAGATCGTCTGCGGGTTGTGCTTCGACCCTGCCGAGATGGCGGGCAGAGAAGCCGCCTGCTGCTTGGCCGTAAGCTCCTGTGCTTCGTCGTAAATGAGCACGTCGTAGGTCTTGCCTCGCGCCAGCGAGTCGGTGCGCGTGGTGAAGCGGATAAGGCCGCCGTTCTTGAGCTTGATGGCCTGCTGGCCGTTGGTCTTGCGCACGGCGAGCAGCAGGGCGTTAAGCTCAGGCTCGTCCTCGTCCTCGAATGGCCTTGAAAGCTCCTGGAACATCTGGTCTGAGGTGTCGCCGTGCTGGCATGTGTACAGAATCTTCTCGCCGTTGAGGGCGCCGTGGAAGCAGCGGGCGCGAACGTCCCAGCTCTTGCCGTTCTGTCGCGGGATGGATATGCCGATCGAGCGCAGCAGGTACTTGTCGCGTCCATCGCGGGCGAGTATGGCGTTGAGCAGGTGCGGCTGCCACGGCAGCGGGTCGCCGAAGTACGCGGATGCCAGTTCTGCCGCCATGGGGCCGTCCCCGTCGAGCCTTTCTGGGATGTTCGCCTCGTATGTCGGGGTCTGCCTCGCCTGCATCACGCGCCTGCCGCCTTGGCACGCGTCTCGCGGTCGTCGAACATGAGCGTGAGCAGCTTGCCGTGGGCGCTCGCGGGTCGCGCCTGCTGCACCGTGACGTTGCGGGCCGACTTGGACAGGCCGAGCTGGTCTGACAGCGCTCTGATCTCGGTGCTGGCCTCCTTCAGCACGGTCAGCGCCGGATTCTTGCGCATCATCTTGAGCCGCTTGCCGCCCTTGCCTCTGATCGGCTTGTATGCGGTGGCGTCGAGTATTTCGATCTCGTTGCCCCCGATGGCCATGGCCTCGCGTGCCTGGTTCGCCACGGCGTGCCAGTAGCAGAGCAGCGCCAGCGTCGGCGCATCCTCCTGCGCGAACGTGCGCCTCGCGGTCAGCTGCTCCCAGATGGCGGCTTGCACGGGGTCGCTAGCCACTTCCTGCGGCATCTCGATGTTCTCGGCCATGATTCCCTCCTTCTTCGCGGGGAATCGTAATGGCGGCGTGAGATAGCGAAATCGTTCGGAACGGGCGGGGGGAAATCGGCCCTAGGCGGCCGGAGTGGCCTTCCGACCCGGGGGAGGGGCGACCGCCCCGCCTCTTTTCGGCGGCTTCGGCGCTTGGGGCCAAAAGAAAGGGCGCGACCGCCGAAACGACCGCGCCCCTATTGGTGCATTGCTATGTTTTCCCTCAGAACAGCCGCGTGCGGCGTATCTGGTACTGCTTGGCGTCGCCCGGCATCCTGTTGCCGCGCCGCTGGTTGCAAATCCTGTGGGCGGCATCCACGTTGGAGTAGTCCAGCGGGCTGCCTCCCCTCGACACGGGCAGCAGCTCGTCCACCTCGAAGCTCCACGGGTCGCCGCTCGGCAGGCTGTAGTCTATCGGCTGGCCGCATATGTGGCACGGCCTTCCCTCTGCCCTCAGCCTCGCTCTCAGCTTGCGCCTTGCGTTGCCGTTGCGGTTGCGCGGGTTGCCGCTCATGCCAGCATCGCCGCTATCCCGCCGATGCACCACACGATGCCGTAGCACACGAGCAGCACCAGGAAGAGCATCACGAGCATGGACACGACAGCACCGGCTGCATCCATTAACTTCTTGTATCCCATGTCATCCTCCAATGATCATGCGGGCCAGCGATACCGCCGCCCACAGCGTAAGTCCATCGATAAGCAGGGATGCCGCTATCACGAGCAGACATCCCCGGTTGCATCCTGGGCGGCTCATTCATCCTCCCACCTGATGGTCCCGTCGTCGTATTCGGCCTTGAGCCAGTCTAGGTACTCGCCCCATGAGCAGAAGTCACGCACCCAGTGCGACTCGAACGAGCACATGGTGAAGGGGTTGCACTCGCTCAACGAGATTTTGAGCCGCCGCCCGTCGCGTATCATGCGCACCTCCATGCGCATGGCGGCCTCGGGCGTGCCGAAGTACCGCTCCAAGTTAGTCATCCTGCCTCCTCCTATACGCAGGCGAGCAGAGCCAGAAGTACCAGCCCCGCCGCCAGCATCCGGATCGCGTAGAACTCAAGGGCCAGCACCGCCAACATCAGGGCCACGGCCAGGGCTGCTAGGGCTTGAAGTGCTCGCAAGCGATCTCGCCCCCGTCCCTCAGATGGTCGAGCGCCCAGTCAACGGCCTTGTTTGCCGTGTCCGCCGTGCTCGCGCCCGTAAGCTCCTCGTTGGCAATCGCGGCCTCAAGCTCAAGGCCGCACACGCCGTTCTCGCCGTCGGTGCCATTGAACCATGTGCAATCCAAGCACAGGTCTGGCTCCTCCTGGTTCCACGGCGCGTTCGGGTCTCCATCGAAGCAGCCGGGCGGCAGGTTCCAGTCGCTGTGCGGCTCGTAGTCCGCCATACTCACGAGGCATCACCGCAGCACGTAAGTTCGTAGCCAAGGATCTCAAGACCGTAGGCGATGGCAGCGGCATGCTCGATCTTGCACCCGCGTGCATTCTCCCAGCCCTCGCACAGATACACGGCGTCGCAGCTGGCCATGAATTGAAGGCTTCGCGCCATGTAGTACAGCGGAACGTTTTTCACGCCGGGAGGAACGATCAAGCCATCTCGGAAATACGTATCGGCCACCGCATACCCATTGCCCTCAATCCATTTGATGGCATCGGCTCGCGCGTACAGTATCTGCTCTTCGGAAAGCCCGTTCATCGGCTGGATGATCATGGCCGTTTTCATCTTCGTCGCCTCCATATCAATCACCGTCCCATACGCCGTCGGGGCGCATCCTCGCCATGGCGAGCAGCTGTAACAGCGCCCGCTTGGCGTTGCCCTCGGTGGCCTCCCAGTAGTCATCGGAAACGTCGTTGCCGAGCCTCAAGGCCGCTGCTTTGAGCATCGGTATCGACTCGGCCCCGGTCTTCCCGTAGATCTCGCGGATGCCGCGCTCTCCCAAGCAGTGGTAGTGCCTGGCGTAGTTGTAGGTCACGTTCAGCCAAAGCTCGGTCGTGCCTCCCAGGGCATATGTTCCGCCCGCCATGAGATGCGGAGAATCGACCTCCAACGTCTCGTGCGTCACGGGGTCGCACAGCCTTATGTCGTAGCTCATGAGGCCTCGCCTGCCTTCGCTTTCCTGCGGCGAACTTGGTCATAGTCGATTTCGTTGCGGCACTTTTCGCAGACCTCGCCGACACACTTCTTGTTGTCCTTCCAAAATTCGCGCGGGTAGCACGTGAAAAACGGGTTGCAGTGCGTTTTGCCGCACCTCGCGCACGTCCATTTATACGGGTCGCAGCTCATGCGATCTCACCCGCCTCGGCCATGGCGATCCTCTCGCCGATCCACCGCATCACGGGGACGGCCATGCTGTTGCCGATCGCCTTGTATCGAGGCCCATCGGGGCACTCGTCGGCCGGCTTGCCGCGATAGGGTATCTTCGTCCAATCATCGGGGAAGCCTTGCAGCCGCTCGCACTCGCGCGGCGTGAGCCTTCGCACAACCGGCAAAGCGAGCGCTCGTAGATCCCGATCATCCCTGCTCCGCCTTCCACTCTTCGGCTAGCTCTTCGTACTCGGCGCGGAACTCCGGCTCGAAGTAGGCGATGAACTCGGTCTTGGTCATCCCGTAGCGCGGGCTTGAGTACCCCACGTGCTCGATGCACCAGTCCTCAAACGGGATAAGGCTGCCGCCGCTGCTGACGCTGGTTCGGTAGCCGGTGCCGTCGCGGTAGAGCTTTGCGCGGCCCTCCTTGCGGATGGCCTGCTCGACTTTCGAGGCGTCGCGCTCGCCGCGTTCCATGAGCTTGCCGCGCAGCTCCTCTGCCTCGTCCTGCGCCTGCTCAAGCTTGCCGCGCAGCCAATCGCGCTCCGCCTGCGCCTGCTCCAGTTGATCGAGCACGTACTGCTCGCATGTCTTGATCTCCATGGTTACATCCCTTCTCGTATCATCTCGTTGCCGTCACGGTCGGTGATCAGCCAATATCCGTATTCGTAAAGCGCCGGGTCATGCGGCTCGTACACCTGCAAAAGCTCGCCGGTCCACCAGGCCTCCTCGTAGACCTTCGAGCGCCACGCCCACTCGGCCTTGAGCCGCGCCCCGCCGTGGAACTTGTCGTGGCACCCGGTCGTCCCGCTGCCGCAGAGGCAGAACAGCGGGCTTCGCAAGTCCCAGGCGCCGCACGGGGTCACCAGGCGGAAGGTCTCGCCCCAAGACCGGTGCGCCACGTGGTGCACGCTTCCCGCACGCCTGCCGCAGACGCAGCATCGGGGCGAAAGCGCCTCGTAGGCCTTGCCGTGGGTGTAGCGAGCGCCCAGGTGCGGCTTGCCGTAAAGCTCGGCGCGTTCCTTGGGGTAGCCGCGCAAAATGCCCGCATCGAGGATCATTGCAGCCTCCCGTCCGGGCCGTCGAAGTGCACGACCCTCGCGCCGCCCCTGAGCCGCGACACGATGGCCTTGGCGGTGTCGGGGTCTCCCTGCTCGGCGAGCCTGCGCACGAGGTCGCTCGGCTTGTACTGCGTGGTCACCAGCGTTGGCAGTATCGCGGAGTAGCGCTGGTCGATCAAGCTGAAAAGGCTGTCGAGCACAAAGCCCGTTGGCCTGCGCTTGCCCAGGTCGTCCACGATCAGGTAGCGCACCTCGGCGTAGCGCTTGAGCGGGTCGCCGCCGTCGTGGAAGCTGCGCTGGATTTCGTCGAGGATGCGGTACATCGGGGCCATGAGCACCGACCGCTTGCCTCCCGCAAGGCGCTTGGCCACGGCTGCGGCGCACGTGGTCTTGCGCGTTCCCACGTCGCCCCATAGGTACACCCACTGGCCGTTCTTCATGCCGTCGGCGATCTCGGCGGCCAAGGGGTGGTCGAGGCTCATGTAGCGCTCGGGAACGCCGGCGCGCTTCCAGTCGTGCATGGCCTTGTCCTGAACCGCCTTGCGTGCGGCCTCCGCCTCGGCCCGGCGCTCCTTCTCGCGCTCGGCCTCGGCACCTGGGCAGCCACACTGCTCGTAGCCGCAGAACAGCGTCCGCCCCGCGAGCCGCGTGGTGCGTGCCTTGAGGGTCGCGCCGCAGTGCGGGCACTCAGTCGTAGGCCGAAAATCCATCGTCTGGCACCTCCTTCGCAATGCCGTTTTTGGGCTTCGAGGTGCGCAGCCATCGGCGCACCGTTGCCTTCCAATCCTTCATCGGCTGTTTGCCGACATGCCATCCGTTTGACTCGTAGTAGTCGCAGAAGTACTCGGGATCGAAGTCGATGACACGGAGGTCGAGGTTCTTCGTTGCGGCGTATTGCTGGGCATACTCGGACACCTCGGCGGGGGAAGGGGCGCGGAAACGCGCCGCCTTCCTTTTCTCCTTAGCTCCTTCCTTATCTACTTCTCTATCTCTTTCTCTATCTGGGAGGGGTTTCGTAGACCCTTCCGCAGCATCGTTCGTAGCGTCTTCCGTAGGCTTCGAATCGCTGTACCTATTAGCCACGTTTGCGGCGTTCGTCCTGCTTTTCGAAATGCGCCCCTCGCAGCC